TGCTTAAGAATTGCATTACTGACTCTTTCATAACCTTTGTAGCACCCCAGTAATATTCAACTTAACCAGCATTTATCTATTTATTTAAGGTTATAGGGGGTGCATCTCTCCATTCCATCTATATATTGGTAAGGGCAAGCCTTTAAGGGCTTGCTACTGTCTATAGGTACAAACCCATTTCCATATATATTTTCTAACCCACCTAACCGATTCTGATTCACAGGGTTTGGGCCACCCCTACCAAAAGGGTTTGAATTCATTAAAGAGGGGTAATAAGAGACGGCATCATTCATTTTACGTTCATTTACCGCATTTACTCTGAGCCAGGCTGTCAACCATTAGGTAAAAGAGATATGGCTTTAAATGGGCTAAAAAGGGGTTTAAAAGAGTTTGCTACAATTCCTAATATTAACACCTTTATTTATCAACACTTTACCAAAAAAGATATTTAAATATAAGGCATAAAAAAAGCCCCTATTTAGGGGCTGTATTAAGGTATTTTAAGGCTGTTTATTGTGTTATTATTTTAATTGTTTCAAGCTTTGTTTCTGTTGTTAATGTGTTGCTTATTAATATAATTGCAAGCTGTTTCTTTTCATATTCGTGCAAATGATTAATATCATTTATTATTCTATCAAATCTATTCATATTGTTTTAGTTTAAAGTTTCTAAGTGTTTATATACTGCAATAGCTTTTTCTATTATTTGCTCCTTTGTCTGGCCCTGAGTGACTGCTATATATCTATAGTAAGGGTATTTAATAATTGTGGCATTATATTCCTTTGTGAGCTGGCCGTTTAAAATATATCCTATTTGTATACTGTTATCAATTCTACTGCTGGCTTTTTCTGTTTCTATTATTTGCATAGTTTTATTATTTAAGTTAATTAAAAAGGAAGCTCTGTATTTATTACAAAACCGCTTTTATCTTTTTTGGCTTTGCCTTTTGCCTTGAGGCCTAATATAACGCCTTTATTGTAAATCATTACCAGGTCTGAGCTGTCACCGTCTACAACCTTAGCGCCTTTATATTTATTAGGTAAATCACCACTAAAAACGGCCGCAACATTAATACCTAATTTAATAGCTTCATTTGTTTCTGTTTCATTACTTTCTGAGCGGCTGAAAGTTACCGTATAGTTTGGGTGCTTTAAATACTTTTTAGCTTTGCCAAGTATTTTAGTATAGTCGTAGAAAATTGCAAAATCCTGTAAAGTGCTAATATCTAAATTTGCGTATTTTTGTAGCAAGTAAACAAAATCTATATCAGTAGTGCCATTAAGTCTAAAGGCAATTTTATAATTGCCTTTTTTGGCTTTTAAATACTCTTTCATTATTTGATTTGATAAATTAGCTATAAAGCCTTTTTTATCGTTTAAATAATATTCGGTTTTGTTTTGCCTTGCTTTTTGCACATTTGAAAAAGCACCACGGCCAGCCGTATATAAACAAGCAAGCGCGCAACCTTTAGAAGCTTTGGGGCAAAGGTTTACACCTTTACTATTTAAATTGTAGGGGCTTAAATACAAAATAAAAGTCTTTAGACTATTTTTTGCCGTTTTGCTATTCGTGTTGCCTGGACTTAATAAATTTACCTTTTTCATTTTTATAATTCGTTTTTAATTACTGATATTGCTACAAAAGAACCTTTGCGCTTCATATATTCGGCGCGGTATCTTAATAAATCGTTAGTGAAAAAATAGCTTCCACACTCTTTAAATATTATAAAATCTTTTGGGCTTGCTGCTATCTTTGCGCGCTCCTTTATAGGGAGCGCTTTTATTAGGCTAATTGCTTTGCTCATTTTATTGGTTTTTTGTGGTTAAACTTGTATAAACGTCAGCAAATAAATAAATGCTAAAAACTCCGCAAACTATTAAAATGATTTCGCTTTGTTGTTTTGTTGCTTCAAATAATTTTATTTGAGCAATAGAACAAAAAAATAAAACTGCTGGAGTAACTAAAGATTGAATTAAATTTTTCATTTGTTTTGTTGTTTAAAAGATTAATACACTACAAATATAAAAAACTTTTTTAATAATCCTACAAAATTTTAAAAATAATGTAGTTTTTTTTTAAGTGTTAAAAGTAGTTTTGGTTTAATAAAGAACAAGCGCGCGAATAAGTATATTATTTTAGATATGCAAGCCTAAGCCCTAATTTATAATGAGTCTAAATAGTAGAAAAAAGCAAAACCAGACCCCTACTATGTTTAAGGGGGTACTATGTTTAAGAGTGCCATTTCACCCCTACTATGTTTAAGAGTAACTAAAAAGGGCCTGGCTTATTGCCAGACCCATACTATGTTTAAGAGCTACGGAAAAAAAATTTCTACGGAAAATATTTTTTTATCCCAACGTGTTTATTGCTAATTAAAATAAAATCATCTGAGGATTAGACCTTTTAAGCTCATATCTTTTATTATCTCCTTTTGGATAACTGAATGACTCAATCTCTACACTCTTTTTAAATCTTTTATCACCTATTAAATAAAAATATCTATGCTTAGGCAAGTTGGCTTCTGTTCTAACATCCAGTCCCATCTCTTGTAGAGCTGGTACTGATGTAGTACCATACTTATCATATATGGTTCTCTCGTGAAGCTCCACATCATTTATATAGAATGTTTTTCTACCATTAGATAACCCATTGTATATCCAATTAGTTGCTTGGTATATGTATCCTTGATGACCATAGTTAGGATCAGCATAGCTAACTATAATAGCTGGATTGTGTGGGAATTTCTTAAGGCATATAGATAAGAACCTACTTAAAGTGTTTTTAGGCATTCCCTCATCAATTACAAGCCTATTAAGCTCATAAGGCTCTGGTCTAATAGCAAATCTACTCGCAGGGGTGCTAAATGTGCATACTCCTCTTAGAACTTTGTCTACATACATACCAAAAGCCACCTCTATGGGTGGCATTCGGTGTGCATAGTGTACATTCACTATATAATCTTTGCAGTCTACTGGATTAATTGGAAAAACTTGCATAAGTATCTTCTTTCTCCTTTAACCAAACTTTAAGACCAAGATCTCCATCAGCAACTCTCATTCCGTTTCTAACAGATGTCTTCATCTCATTTACTATGTAGTTTATCAACTTGAATTCTTTATTTCCAGCCCAAAGAACAAATGTTCTTAATGTCTGTGATGGGAATTGATTCTTACCGTAGCTTGTTACAAGTGACTTACAAGTATCCAATAGATACTCATACTTCTCTCTTGATTTAAGTGTAGATTCTCCTTTCTTAAATCTGCTGTTAGCAGACCCAATACCAAACATAGCAGCTACTACTACTCCATTAGATAATGTCTCACCATACTTAATACAGTTAGCATATGCTGCTGCATATTCTTTGTTGTTAGCTTTGTAGCTCTTGATGTAATCCCATTGAGTCCAAGCTTTGTTACCGTTGTTTAAAGATATAATAACATCTCTAACCTCATCAACATCATTGTCATTAACCCAGTCAACAATATATACTGGTATTGATTTAAGGTTTAGCGAGATAGATGCCTCAAGTCTGTTCTGACCTTCAAGCACCTTGCCTAATGGAGTAACCACTATTGGCATAAGCCAACCGTTCTCTTCAAGCTTGTCTTTCTTTTCTTCAATGTTAGATACAGTAGTATCTCTGTTAACATTAGAATCTAAGTGTAAATCTTTAATTTTGAAATTAGGAATGAATGTTCCAACTGGTAATGTGTTCATAATATTTGATGCTCTTAACACCTTTTTTTATAATGCCTACTCTATTTGCTTTTCGGCTAACGCAATTACTATGACACAAATATATACATTTATTTAATACATATCCTATTTTAACAAAACTTTAACATTTACCTCACAACATATTTTCCAGAGTTTATTCCTTGCACTAAGTATTGCAAGCCGTACCTGATGGCATCAATGTAGTGATTGAATTTATCTATTGGCTTCTCATTCCTTTCTTGCCATACATAGTTATTAAGTTCTCTCATTACTCCGTGACTTTGTCTGTCTACTATCATCTCATAGTCTTGCATTAGTGCAATACCACTTAGAATACTACCTTGCTTCTTTATAGTAGGCTTTATGTTTAGGTCAAGAGCCTTCAGCTCATTGATGAGCCTTGGCTCTGAGTTGTCACATATGATTAAGTCTGTACCGCACTCTTGCTTGTTCTTAAAGGCTATTTCTGATGTAGATAGCCCAGGTTTACCATAGCACTCCTTCACATATAGCTTTCTTAATTCTTTATCTACTGATATTTTTACAAGTGTAGTTAAATCTGTTGAGAATCCAAAATCCTGGCAATATACAGTCTTTTCTGTCTGTATGTAGTCTCCTACTCTCCAATTCTTAATGATTGTACCTTCTGCTTTAGCGAGCCATCCTCCAAGTATCTGATGTACATACTTGTCTGGTCTTCTTGCCTTCATATCATAGACTTGGTCTAAGAATGACTTGGATAAGTTAGCTTTGTTGTCTCTGTAATCAGTATGTATGTAAGTAATGTCTTTCTCTACTCCATTAAATCCATCTGGGATGCCACTTGTCTGGAAGAACCTTTGGTATATCCAATGCTCCTTAGTAGTTGGGTTAAGAATCAGAACACATCGGTTCTGCTTCTCTTGTGATCTGACTGAGAAGTCAATCTTATCAAACACATCCTCATCCACAAGCTCTTCTGCTTCATCCAACACAAAGGTTGTAACACCATTTAAAGACTTCAGAGCTGCTGTTTGGTTACCAGATGAAGTTCTTATCCCCTTAAACATTATAGAGCTTCCTGTGGTCAGATTTATAATCTCATCTTTTGTTATTCTAAATTGGTCAGAGACTCCCATCATTTCTATCTTCTCTATAAATTCTGGGATAATAGATGTCTGTGCTGACAGCATCGTATAACGAGAGAAGAGGACTTTATGTCCTCTCTCATAGGTTAAGTTTAATAAAAATACGGCTACTCCAAATGATTTACCAGATCCACGACCTCCTGTGATTACAAAGTATCTACTATCGCTTTGCCATAGTGGGATATACTTCTCGTGAATCTTAAC